AAATGATATTGGGGGTGTGGGGGATGACACGGCTTTAAACACACTCTCACACACCCTCGCGCACGCATACGCTCGCGCCGTTCAATCACGCACCGGGCAGGTCCGCAACGTGGCCAGCGAGATCAATCACGCTCGGCGGCTTGCATTGTCGGATATATCAATAGAACAAGTGCGCGCTGCCACCGTGCAAGCCTGTGATGCAGCACTAGCAAGGCGTGCCGGGGTGCCAAGCTTGGCCGATGTCGCCCGGCTGATCGGCGGTGTACAGTGACACAAACGTTGGTTTGCGCTTGTACGCCGCGACTATCATCGGCCCGGCCAGCCAGCGAGCCACCCCTTGCCCCCCCGCCCCCCTCGCTATCTATATGGGGGTGTCACACAAAATTTTTGTCACTTTTGGAGGTAAACAATGAAATCAAGATATGAACTACTCAACGAAGCAGCCAAGACCGTTACAGACAGGGGCGCCAACTACGGCACGCCAGCAGAGAACTTTGAGCGCATCGCTGTTTTATGGACAGCGTTGCTGGGCCACGAGGTATCCGCAGCCCAAGTAGCTATAATGATGGCCGCTGTAAAGATGGCACGGCTATGTGCGGACGAGAAACACATGGATTCATGGGTTGATATAGCTGGCTACGCAGCTTGCGGCGCAGAGATTGTGAGTGCGTCTGATGACTGACAAGCCCGTCACCATCCGACAAGCGCGTGCAGCACTTGCGTCGCAGGATAGCGACAAGCGTGAGGCGGTATTGCAGGAGTTAGAAGCGATTGGCTCTGGTGAGATAACGGATATTCTTGCCTGGGACGAGATGGGCCGCGTTCAAGTGCGTCCATCTGACCAGTTGTCTGACCGTGCGCGTCGCTCGATCAAGAAGGTCAAGGTTACGCCAACGGAGCATGGCAACAACATTGAGGTGGAGATGCACGATAAGCTGTCTGCCTTGCGCCTATTAGCCAAGCACCGTGGCTTGCTGGAGCCTAACAGCGACGACCGGCGGCCTAGTATGATTGGTATTAACGTAACGGGGCCGAAGACGACCACGTATGAAGTGAAGGATGACGGTAATGGCGAGGAGTAATCGCGCAACGGATCGTTCGCCGCGTCGCCGCAAGACTGGCGGCAGTGAGGCGTTAACTGGCTTGAACCTAGATTTTAGTGAAAGTCCAACAGTATGGAAGTTTTTAAACGACGATTCGTTTGTCCGTGGTTTGATGGGGCCTGTGGGCTCTGGGAAAACCTACGCCAGTTTGGCCGAGGTTATGCTGAGGGCGGTGAAGCAGCCTCCATCGCCCGAGACCTCAATCAGATATTCCAGATTTGCAGTCATCCGCAACAGCTATCCAGAATTGAGGACGACGACGATCAAGACGTGGCAGGAGATATTTCCTGAATCTGTCTGGGGCGAGATGCGTTGGTCGCCACCGATTACGCATCATATTAAGTTGCCACCTCGTGACGGTGCACCGGGATTGGATTGCGAGGTTATCTTCTTGGCTCTGGATCAGCCCAGAGACGTGCGTAAGCTGCTATCCCTTGAATTGACGGGTGGTTTTATCGACGAGGCGCGAGAGTTGCCCAAGGCGGTTGTGGATGGCCTGACATCGCGTGTCGGTCGTTTCCCTACCAAGAAGCACGGCGGTTGTCCGTGGCGTGGCGTCTGGATGTCTACCAACCCAATGGATAGCGACCATTGGTGGTGCAATTTGGCTGAGAAGAACCCTGTGAAGGGCAAGTACCCTTGGAAGTTCTACAAGCAGCCTGGTGGGGTCAAGGAGGCCACCAAGGAGCATGAGGGTTCAATCCCGTCGAATAGTCGTCATTGGATTGTGAACCCACTTGCTGAGAATACGAACAATCTTCCAGTTGGCTATTACGAGCAGCAGCTTGCGGGCAAGACGCTGGATTGGGTGCAGTGCTATCTGGGCGCTCAGTATGTATATGTGCAGGATGGCAAGCCAGTATGGCATGAGTTCTCCGATAGTTTGATGTCTGCTGATGTTGAGTATGAGCCGGGAATGCCAGTGCATATTGGGCTGGACTTTGGTTTGACGCCTGCTGCTGTGTTTGGTCAGAAGATGCGGAACGGGCGTTGGCACATTATACATGAACTTGTTGCTTTTGACATGGGCCTTGAGCGGTTTGGTCATCATTTGATTGCAGACATTCAGACTAGGTTTCCTAAGTCTGAGATAATGATCTGGGGTGACCCTGCTGGTGGCAAGCGAGACGAGATTTTTGAGGTCACGGCGTTTGACCATTTGCGTACACTTGGGCTGCGTGCCCAACCTACGGCGTCAAACGACTTCAAGGTGCGCCGGGAAGCGGGTGCTATGCCTATGAACCGATTGATTGACAGCAAGCCCGGTTTGCTTGTGGACAAGGAATGCAAGCGTGTCCGCAAGTCACTTGCTGGTGGCTACCATTTTAAGCGCGTTGCGATGGGTGGTGGTCAGGAACGGTTTCGGGATATGCCTAATAAGAACGAGCATTCGCACGTTGGCGATGCTTATGGCTATTTGATGTTGGGTGGTGGCGAGCATCGTTCGCTGACGCGAAACCCAAATGGCAAACCTATGACCCAACAGCTAGTAGCAAAGGCTGACTTCGATGTCTTTGGATAATGGAGAGAAGAAAATGGATATGAAGCCTACGACCTTGCGTCTGCGTGATGACACGTTGACGATGTTGCGTGCCGAGTTGCGTAAGTCTGCCCATCGCTCTATGGCGGCGTTGGCAGATGAATTGTTGCACAATGAACTGCGGCGCCGTGGACACAACACAGAAACCGATTTAAATAGATTGATTTCTGCGGCAGGAGAGATTAGCTAATGAAGCCGGGGGGTGGTCGTATGAAGGGCGCTGCATTTGAGCGCGAGGTTGCTGGTCTGCTATTTGATGAACTTGGCATCAAGTTCAAGCGCGAGATTGAGCAATATCGTCAGTCTGATCTAGGTGATCTCGTACCGTGCGACGGTACGTTTCCATTTACGATTGAGTGCAAGCGTTACGCTGACGGCTATCTTGCCAAGGATGCGTGGTGGGATCAGGCATGTGCAGCGGCTCATGCGGCTAACCTTATCCCTAGTTTGATTTATAGATTTGATCGACGGCCTATTGTCTGCCGCGTGCCAATCGCTGCTTTTATAGCAATGTCTGGCGGAAAAGATGATTATGGATGGCAATACACTGCGGACGTGACGTTTGCTGCGTATTGCATGATTGCGCGGGAAATGATTTCCGCGTAACGGGCAATGTTAGAAAAAAGGAAAGAAAGATGTCGTTAGGATTTAACACGGAAAGTAAGTCGTCGGGCGATATTGTGCCGATCATCAAGTTTGATGCAAAGGCTGGCGAGTTCATTAAGGTGGACAAAGAGCAAGCTGCTGATGGCACTTGGGCCGCGGATCAGTCAGAGATTGATTTGCCGTTCAAGGCTGTGATGGATTTAGCCAATATCGAGGTGGGCTGGCTTGCGTTTCCGTCGGGTGGGCCTGATTTCCACATGGTGAAGCTAGGTGACAAGATGCCCACTCAACCAACGGACGAGCATAAGCAGGCTTTTCGCATCAGGTTGTTCAATAAGTCTCTTGGGCTGCGTGTGTTCTCGCACAGCGCCAAGACGGTGGTGCGCTGCATGGATGCGCTGCATACACAGTATGAGGCCGAGCGTGCAGCTAATTCGGGTAAGATGCCAGTTGTAGAAGCAGGCAAATGTGAGACGGTTAAAATTCAAACGCCTCAAGGAGAGTTACGCTTTAAGGCTCCATCGTGGAAAATCGTTTCTTGGGTAAATGCGCCCGAAGCACTTTCTGGTGCGGCCCCTGCACCAGAGCCTGCTCCGGCACCAGCAGCAGAGGATGATGACAACGAGTTCTAGGGCATAGCTGATGGGGCGCTCCTTTGGGGCGTCCCTTTAGCGTTTAGGGAATGGTAAATGACACAAAATATCGGAGCGCACATTGAATCGGTGGCTCGCCATTATTGGGGTGAACCGACAAGCGCAAAAAGAAATGAGTTACGGTGGGGTACGTTTGGTTCTCGTTCGGTCGATTTACGGAAAGGCACATGGTTTGACCACGAGGCGCAGGAAGGTGGCGGCGTTGTAGACTTGGTGAGGCGCGAAGAAGGCGCATCGCTTACGCCAGTTTCTGATGTACTACAAAAAAAGTTTGGTATTGATAAGAAAGTTCAAGAGCGGATCAAGCCAGCCAGTTACATTAGCAAGGCATTTGACTATTGTGACGATGATGGCGTGGTGCGGTATCAAGTGCTGCGATACGAGCCTAAGACATTTCGTCAACGCCACCAGAATGACAAGGGCGAGTGGGTTTGGAATATGGACGGCGTTGAGGCGCTGCCATATCGACTACCTGATCTGCTGGCATCCCCAGATAAGCCAATCTATATCGTGGAAGGTGAGCAGTGCGCTGAGAAGCTGTTTGCGATGGGCCGCTTGGCAACATGCAACCATGGTGGTGCAGGCAACTGGAAAGCAGAACTTAACAAATGGTTTGTTGGCCGCAAGGTTGTAGTGCTGCCCGATAACGACGACGCCGGTCGGGCACACGCCAGCAAAGTCGTTAACGGTTTGTTAGGGATTGCGGCAGAAATAAGGCAAGTGGAGCTGCCGGGGTTGCCAGAAAAAGGCGACGTGGTGGATTGGCTGCTCGCTGGCAACACGATGGAAGAATTGCGTGATCTGGTTGTGGCCGCTGATCGTATAGAGAACTTAGAGCCCGTTGAAGACGTAGAACCCGAGTTCCACGGCGATGTCTTTGAGACATACTCTCTCTTGCACCTACGGTCGATGCCACCAATAGAATGGATGATTGAGAGCATCATACCGCAGAACAGCTTGTCTGTAATGTATGGCGAGCCGGGTGCCGGTAAGTCTTTTCTTGCCTTGGATATGGCATTGTCTGTTGCTTACGGACAGTCATGGCATGGCAAGGCTGTCACGCCTGGATCAATTCTATACATTGCTGGTGAAGGTGTTGGTGGCTTGGGTAAGCGGGTTGCGGCATGGCAGGCGTTCTATGGCGTTGATCCTGTTGCTCCGTTTCACGTGTTACCTACGGCTGTTAGGTTTCGCGAGCCAGAAGATGTTGAGAAGCTGATGCGTACCATCGACAGCTTTAACACGCAATTTTCTTGCGTGTTCGTTGACACGGTAGCGCGCGCATTGTTGGGTGGAGATGAAAACTCTGCCACTGACATGGGCATGTTCATTGATGCCTGCGACGCTGTGAAACGGCATGCCAAGTGTGCATTGATGGGCATTCACCACTCTGGCAAAGATGCTGCGCGTGGCATGCGTGGATCCACGGCTTTGCTGGGTGCGGTGGAGACATCCATTCGCGTCACGCGATCTGATGACATTTTGAGCATGAAGATGGAGAAGCAGAAAGACGCCGACCCATGCGAGGACATTAACTTCAACATGGAGCAGATTGCGATTATTGGTGATGCGTCTATCGTGCTTGAGGCTTGCGACGCACCAACAAAGAAGAAGCGCCAGAAACTATCGCCATCTCAATCTATCGCGCTTGAGTGTTTGCGCGGTCTGGTGATTGACCTGGGCAGCAAGTCAATTCCAATACATCTTTGGCAAGAGGCACATTCCCGTGCCGCCCCTGATGCAGCGGCAAGCACCAAAAGTTCTGCGCGCTCTCAACTGCAAGAAAAGGGTATTGTTGGAATTTCAAAAGGTATGGTGACTGAACTATAAAAAAAGCCCCGGCGTAATGCCGGGGCTAAGTTCAGGGAGGTAACATCGAGATATCAACAACACGATTATTATATAAGCCATGAGCAACGTAAAGACAATATCTACGAACAAAAAAGTTATTTTTGTGCCATTTCATTGGGGCCATCCATACGCTATGGACTTGCGCCCATTTGACAAGGCGATGATGACTGACATTCCAAACTACAATGATTATCTCAAAGCGTATGCGGCATCTGGCACAGCCTACACGGCGGTACATGATGGCAGGATGGTGTGCAGCTTCGGCGTTAATCTTCTTTGGCCGAAGGTTGGAGAGGCTTGGATGCTAACTTCGCACCACGTTGATGGCGTTCCGATGTCGCTTACGAAGGGCGCACTGAGGTTTTTTAACCACTGTGCCACCACTATGCCATTAAAGCGGTTACAAATCACAGTAGATGCGCGTAATAAGGTTGCAGTACAGTGGGCAAATTTGTTAAAGTTCAAGCAGGAAGGCGTGCTGGAAAAATACGGCCCGTCTGGTTCTGATTATTTTATGTATGCGAGGATTTATTGATGGGTGGTTTGTTTAGTTCTCCGAAGACCCCAGCGCCTGATCCTGAACTTGCAGCAGCGCAGGCTCGTCAGGAAGCGCGGCTGAACGAAGAAGAGCGCTCCAAGAAGGAGGCGATTGCCGCTCGTCAGCGCGCCCGACAGATTGGCGGTCAGCGGATGTTGCTTTCTTCTGATCGACCTGACGCACAAATGGGTATCGAAACTAAGTTAGGATCAAGCTAATGGGTGGTATTTTTAGCAAGCCGTCTGCACCGGCCCCAGCGCCAACCCCAACCCCAGCCCCAGCACCTGCTCCAACTGCAACTGAGGAGCAGAAACGTGAAGCGGCACAGAGACGTGCACGTGGTATTCGCCAGCGTGGTTTGCTTGGCAGCGTAGCAACTCGCGGCACTGCCGCAGAAGAACAAACAACATTAGGAGCAGGATAATGCCAAAAGTAGTAACCAAAGACGGGAAGACGCGCACCTTTGCTTATAGCAAGGCTGGGATGGCTGCTGCCAAGGAATATGCCAAGCAGTACGGCGGGCGTGTTGCTGAGGTTAATATGAAAACGACGATGTTGAAGAAAAAGAAATAATGGCCAGGAACTATCGCTCAGAATACGATAATTATCAAGGCAAGCCAGAGCAGAAGAAAAACCGCGCTATGCGAAATGCTGCCCGGCGTAAGATGGTAAAAAGCGGTTCTGCGAGAAAAGGTGATGGCAAGGACGTTGACCATAGGGATGGGAACCCTAGGAATAATTCTCATCGCAATCTGATTGTAATGTCAATGAGTGCAAATAGGTCAAAGAAATGAAGAAAGAAGTTTGGGACAAAAAGCGACCAAAGGGTTTGGGAAAGCCAAAGTCTTTAAGTTCTTCGCAGAAACGATCCGCAATGCGAGCGGCCAAAAAGGCAGGCCGTCCGTACCCGAATTTGATCGACAACATGAGGGCCGCTCGTGGCTGATACACCGGCATGGCAACGCAAGGCAGGCAAAAACCCCAAAGGCGGATTGAACGCCAAGGGTAGAGCCTCTGCGCGTGCTGAAGGCATGAATCTCAAAGCACCGGTAAAGTCTGGCGACAACCCAAGACGTGCTTCTTTCTTGGCGCGGATGGGTTCCATGCCCGGCCCAGAACGCGACGAGAAAGGACGCCCCACGCGCCTGCTCCTTTCCCTGCGCGCGTGGGGCGCTTCTTCTAAGTCTGATGCTAAGTCTAAGGCCAAGAGCATCAGCGCGCGCAATAAAAAGGATTAACAGATGCTTACCGTTGAACAGGTTATGAAGCGCCATGAACTGGCACAGAGACGCAAAGATAACTGGCGCCAGATTTATGAAGACTGCTACGAGTTTGCGCTACCTCAGCGCAACCTGTACGACGGCTACTATGAGGGCGGCGGTTCTCCCGGCCAGAACAAGATGGTTCGCGTCTTTGATTCAACCGCCATCAACGCCACACAACGATTTGCTAACCGGATTCAGTCTGGCTTGTTTCCGCCGCATGGTCGGTTCTGCCGACTAGAGCCGGGCGAGGACATCCCGATGGAGCGCCGTCAAGAGGCGCAGGCTGCATTGGATGTGTATTCAGACAAGATGTTTGCCGTGCTGCGCCAAAGCAACTTTGACCTCGCAATGGGCGAGTTCCTGCTAGACCTGGCGGTTGGCACGGCAGTCATGCTTGTGCAGCCTGGAGATGATATCACTCCGATCCGCTTTACACCTGTGCCGCAATATCTGGTTGCTATCGAAGAAGGCGCCCACGGCAAAGTTGATAACGTCTATCGCAAGATGCGGATGAAGGGCGAGGCTATCAAGCAGCACTGGGTAGACGCTGAAATCCCGACACGCCTTGCGACCATGATTGAGCAGAAGCCAACAGAAGAAATTGAATTAATTGAGGCTACTGTACTCAACCCGGATCGCGGTGACTTCCAATATTACGTGATCTGGCCTGAGGGCAAGGCGCAGCTTCTAACTCGCACCATGAAGTCTAGCCCATGGATTGTGGCGCGATATATGAAGGTGGCTGGCGAAGTATATGGGCGCGGTCCTTTGGTGACGGCAATTCCAGACATCAAGACGTTAAACAAAACGCTGGAACTTCTTCTCAAGAACGCATCGCTTTCCATCGCTGGTGTTTATACTGCTGCGGATGACGGCGTTCTCAACCCGCAAACCATACGCATCGTGCCGGGTGCAATTATTCCTGTGGCGCGTAACGGTGGCCCACAGGGCGAAAGCCTGCGGATGCTGCCTCGTTCTGGAGACTTTAACGTAAGTCAGATTGTCATCAACGATCTTCGCATGAACATTAAGAAGATTATGCTGGACGACACGCTTCCGCCCGACAACATGTCTGCACGTTCTGCGACTGAGGTGGCTGAACGCATGAAAGAATTGGCACAAAACCTTGGTGCCGCGTTTGGTCGTTTGATTACCGAAACTATGTACCCACTAATCTCGCGTGTGTTAAGCGTTATGGATGAGCGTGGCATGATTGAATTGCCGCTCAAGGTCAACGGCCTTGAAGTCCGCGTCACACCAGTTTCTCCGATTGCTCAAGCGCAGAACATGGGAGATGTGGAGAAGGTTACACAGTGGGCGCAGATAGCTGCATCGCTTGGCCCAGAGGGTCAGATGGCAGTGAAGACGGGCGCCATTGCAGACTTTATCGCTGATAAGTTAGGCGTTCCTGCCAGTCTTCGCACAACGCCTCAGGAGCGAGAGCAAATGATGCAGCAAGCCATGGAAATGGCACAAGCGCAGGCGCAAATGCAGCAACAACAAGCCGCTCCAGCAGAAGGCGCGGCTCCACCGGGCATGGCATAAGGAGCATTAAGTGGCAGAAGTAGAAGGTTGGGATGGGCTACGGCACGCGATGCCGCAGTCTCTTGAGGATGCACGGCAAGAACCAAGCGACACCGATCTCTTGTACTTGCGTGTATTCGGCAGTGACGAGGGGCAGAAGGTTTTAGAGCATCTACGCTCACTGACGATTGAGCAGCCAACGTGGTATCCCGGTGAGGATGCTGCACATGGCTTTGCTCGTGAAGGGCAAAATTCATTAGTTCGAGAAATCGAGCGCAGACTTATGAAAGCGAGACAGGCATGAGCGAAGAAGAACAGCAAGGCGGTCTTTTAGATTCCGCAGAAATGGCCAACGAAGAATCGGCTCCAGAGGAGCAGTCTATTTCCCACCTTGAAGATGGTGACCCACGGTCAGTTGAATCGGTTACGGTCGCAGAAGACCAAGACGAGACTGAGTTTGAGCGCCCCGATTGGTATCCAGAAAAGTTCTGGAAAGAAGATGACGGCCCAGACCTTGAGAACTTGGTAAAAGCGTACACAGAACTTCAAAGTAAATTTTCTCGTGGTGAGCACAAAACACCAGAAAAATACGACACAAAAATCTTTGAAGAAGCCAACATCCCTGAAGATGATGAACTATTTAACACCTACAAGGATTGGGCCAAGGAGAACGGCGTTAGCCAGGCTGCGTTCAATGAGTTGGCAGGCAAGTTTATTGAGTTAGCTGGGAATGAAGCACAGCAAGCCGAAGCCTCTTACAAAGAGGAATATCAGAAGCTGGGTCCAAATGCTGATGCTACCATTAAGTCTATGACCGAATGGGCGCAAGGTTTAGTTCGCAAGGGCGTTTGGAGCGATAGCGACTTTGAGGAGTTCAAGATTATGGGCGGCACCGCGCAAGGCATCCGCGCTTTGCAGAAGGTGCGATCATACTATGGCGACCAAGCCGTCCCAGTTAATGTTGGCCCAGTTGAAGGCATGCCAAGCAAAGAAGAACTCAATGCTATGGTTGGCAAACCTGAGTATGTGTCAGACCCAGCCTATCGAGCCAAGGTTGAAAAAATGTTTTCTCAAGTATACGGAGAGCAGGAATACTCTCCAATCTGACGCAGAACCCCCGGCCATAGAGCCGGGGTTTTTGTTTGTGCATATTTGCAACTGTTGCATCTTTACAACTAATAGAGTTTTGTAATATAGTTGCGTCAATGGATACCCGGCAACGGCCCATTAGAACCGCCTTGGCATGGGGCGCAAAATCATGCAAGCCGCAGCCCGTATGGATACCTGTTAGGCGATTAACCCGTAGTAACTTTTTTATGAAGGAGATCAGAAATGGCTATTGGCATTTCAAACGCCTTCGTTCAGTTGTTCGATGCGGAAGTCAAACAGGCTTACCAGGGCGCACGCGCGCTTGCCGGTGTGACCCGTGAACGCATGAACGTCGAAGGCAACCAAGTTAAGTTTCCGAAGATTGGCAAAGGCGTTGCTACCGTTCGCGTTCCGCAAACGGACGTGACCCCTCTGAACGTCACCTACTCGCAAGTCACGGCTTCGATGTCCGATTACATCGCAGCAGAATACAGCGACATTTTCCATCAGGCTAAAGTCAACTTCGACGAGCGCCGTGAACTGGTTAAGGTTGTTGGTGACTCGATTGGCCGTCGTATGGACCAGTTGGTTCTTGACGCCCTTGCAGCCGCTTCTTCGCCAAGCACTGTTGGCACCGACATTGGCGGCACTGGCACGAACTTGAACCTTGCAAAGCTGCTCGCAGCTAAGAAGGCTCTGGACACAAACAACGTGCCGTCTGAAGGCCGCTGCATGGTTATTCATGCCAACGGCTTGTCTTCGCTTCTCGATGAGCAGGAATTAACCAGCAGCGATTTCGCTTCGGTCAAGGCTCTCGTCCAAGGCGAGATTGACACGTTCCTCGGCTTCAAGTTCATCACCCTTGGTGATCGTGACGAAGGCGGTCTGCCGCTTCCTTCGACGCGCACCAGCTACGCCTTCCACCGCGACGCGGTTGGCCTGGGCGTTTCGATGGCCCAGAAGACTGAGATCAACTATGTGCCTGAGAAGACCTCGTTCCTCGTCTCCTCGATGTTCTCGGCTGGTGCCGTTTCCATCGACGACGAAGGCATCGTTGTCATCTCCAGCACTGAATAAGGAGACATATCATGGCTTTCGCTATTGCTGGCTTCGGCCCAATCGGTGGGCAGTCTGCTGCTGGTAATCTCCCGGCTCAGTATGTTTACACCACCACCGAGGCGTATACCGATGTTGACGCCGCTGGTTACTTTAATGACGTTTCTGGCACCCTTAAGGTCGGCGACATCATTCAAGTCCACGGCTCAACTGGTGGGACGCGCACGGTTACGAACCATGTTGTTGTGTCGAACGCCGCTGGCGTTGTTGACGTTTCCAACGGTACGGTTGTAGCTGTCGTTACCGACAGCGACTAATAGGATTGGGGTGGGTTTCGGCCCACCCCATTTCTTATGCAGTATGATGTAAAGCACAGCGGCACTGCTATTCTTTGTGGCTCTGCAACTTGTCTTATGGAAGACCTTGAGGGCGCACTTTCTTTGCGCCCTAATGCTGTTGTATTGGGGGTTAATTATGTGCCGGGCGTTGTGCCACAAGTGGAGCATGCTTGGACGCAGCACAATGAATTTGCAATATCCTTAAAAGAAAGGGTGGGGCGCAAAATCTTTTTGCATTCTCGTAGCAAGAACTTTGGTGCCGGAGCAGCGGGTGCGACAACTAAAGGCATTGATTATGTTTGGCCTGACTTAGATTGGGTAAGAGGGTCAAGCGGCGGTGCTGGAGGATTATGGGCAAAGCATGGTTTAGGATTTGATGAGGTGATCTATGCAGGCGTGCCATTGTCCGAAGACATGCCCGGCATACTAGAAGCATACTTAGATCAAGAACCTAGTATGCGAGCAGCTTATAAGAGGCGTCGCCCAGAAGCGGCTGTGCCGTCCTATACCGTACATAACATCCGTGGCTGGCAAGGGGTTTTGCTGTCATTTAAAGAGCAAGGCAAAATGCAGGGCATCTATTCCATGTCGGGCTTTACGCGCGGAATTTTAGGTGCACCGCCGTTAAAATTAGACTAATATAGCGCGAAACGCGAGGAACCGAATATGTCTGCTGGTGATACAAAATTATCTATTTGTTCCGATGCGCTCATCATGTTGGGCGCTTCTCCTTTATCCAGCTTTAGTGATGGCAGTGACGAAGCGCAAGTTGCAGATCGTCTATATGACGATATTCGCGACACGTTGCTTATGTCCTATCCATATAGCTGGTCACTAAAGAAAGTCAGCTTGGGGCGATTGGCAGACGCGCCAGTAAATGAATGGCGTTATAAGTTTGCTTTGCCGGGCGACATCTTAGGCAATCCAAAAGCCGTTTTCTACTCAAGCGCAGTGGGCGCGATTACAGCGCGTGACTTTGAGTTGTTTAGCGGCGGTCTATATTCCAACTATGAGCAAATTTGGATTGATTACCAGTTCCGCCCAGAGCCTGCCGCATTTCCGCCATACTTTGTTAATCTGCTAAAGCATGCTCTTGCATCTGCGTTTGCCGAGCCTGTGACAGACCAGATTACCAAGGGCAACTATTATCACAGCTTAGCTTATGGATCGCCAAGCGAAAACATGCGTGGCGGCTTAATGCGTGTTGCTATGGGGATTGATGGGCGCGACCGACCATCCCAAAGCATTCAAGACTTCCCGCTGACGGATTTGCGTGGATGAGCCGCATCATTCAAATCCAGAATGATTTTACTTCTGGCGAGATGGATCCAAAGCTGCGCGCGAGAACTGATCTCAAGCAGTATAAAAGTGGTCTGTCTCAAGCTAGAAACGTGTCTATCCAGCCGCAGGGCGGTGCAACTCGTCGCGATGGCACACTATTCCTACATCAATTAGATGCTGGTGCCGCTGACGCTGTGCGTATGGTGCACTTTGAGTTTAGCGTTTCCGACAGCTACATGCTGGTATTTACGCCGGGCCGTATGTATGTGTTTAAAAACCGCGCATTGATTACGGACATCAACGGCAGCGGTAATGATTATCTAACCATTGCTTCCCTGACTTCTGCTATTTTGCCAGAGATGAACTGGGTGCAGAGCGCCGACACGTTAATCGTTGTGCATGAGGACTTGCCGCCAACCAAGATTGTGCGAGGCGCCACAGACGCAACATGGACGGCATCTCAAATTGAATTTGATTTTGTTCCTTTGTATGCGTTTGACATCGACACGCACGAGCCGACGTATGACATTACGCCAAGCGCTACATCTGGCAACATAACCATTACGGCATCTGGCGCCACAACTGATACCGGGACAGCGCAGGCTGGTAGCATTAGTACGATTACGCTGAAGGCGGCGACTAGTTTTACGTCTGACGACGAGCCTAACGGTATGTTTATCAACATTACGTCTGGCACGGGCGCTGGACAAACCAGACACATTGAAGATTACGTTGCCTCAACAAAAGTTTTAACAGTGTATCCTGATTGGGATACTGCGCCCGATGCCACGTCTAGTTATCGCATCCATCCATTCGAAGATGCTGCTGTTGGGGAATATATCAACGTGCTGTCTGGATTTGGACGTGCACGTATTGTTGAATATGTAAGCCACACTGAGGTTAAGGCATACGTAGAAATCCCATTCTTTGATACTAGCACTATTGCATCTGGAGAGTTTGAAACTGAGCATGGCTATGAGGAGTCATGGTCTGCTACTCGCGGATACCCGCGCAGCGTTACATTCCACGAGGGTCGCTTGTACTTTGGCGGTGCAAAGAATAGGCCGTCAACTATTTGGGGCTCTCGTGTTTCAGATTATTTCAACTTTGACCCCGGCGAATCTTTAGATGACGCAGCCGTTGAGGCTACACTAGACACTGGCACATTCAACGCTATCGTTGACGTGTACGCTGGTCGCCACTTGCAGGTGTTTACTACTGGCGGCGAGTTCTACGTGCCGCAGTCGTTGGATGAGCCAATCACGCCCAGTAACCTAATTGTTAAGCAGCAGACTGCGTTTGGCATGAAACCTGGTATCCGCGTCCAGAACGTGGACGGCGCTTCACTATACATTCAGCGCCAAGGTAAGGCTCTGCAAGAGTTTGTCTTTTCTGATACAGTGCAGGCATACACGTCAGCCAAGATAAGTCTCTTGTCTTCTCATCTTTTAAAAACGCCAGAAGAAATGGCAGTGCGGGTCGCCACGTCTACGGACGAGGGAGACCGATTGATGATGGTCAACGGCGAAGATGGATCAATCGCATGTTACACATTGTTACGGTCGCAAGGCGTGATTGCGCCTACAGAATGGACGACTGACGGTGAGTTTATCAATATTGGCGTAGATGTTGACGACATCTATGTGGCGGTAAAACGAACAGTTAACGGTGCCACAGTCTATTATGTGGAAGTGCTGGACGAAGACACGCTGCTAGATTGCGCTAAGACGGGCGGTGCGGCATCATCTGTAACGATGGACCACCTTGAGGCCGCAACAGTCAAGATCGTGCGTGATGGCGTCGTAGAGGCAGATCAGACGGTGCCAGCCTCGCCGTACACGATTACTTTTAACAGTCCAGCAACGTCCAGCTATCAGGTTGGTTTGAACTTTACGCCATCAGTTGTGACGTTGCCGGTGGAGCCTAGCTTGCCCAGCGGCTCGCTAAAAGGTTTTAAGAAGCGCATCTTTGAGGTTAACGCTGAGTTGTTCCAGACGCAGGCTTTAACAATTAACGGGAAAGAAGTACCATTCAGGAACTTTGGCCCTAGCGTTTTGGACGATGATGTTGGTGAATACACTGGCATCAAAACACTACACAGCATCTTGGGTTACAGTTATGATGGGCAAATCACCGTGGGGCAGACGGTGCCGCTCAAGATGACGCTGTTGGGCATTGATTATAAGGTTAGCATAGGACAGTAACATGGCTGCTGCATTACCGTTTATCGCTCTTGGGGCCTCTGGCCTAAGTGCCGTTGCAGGATTAAAATCTGGCCAGGCAACTGCTGGTGGCTTGCGTTCTCAGGCAATGCAAACGCGGATGCAGGCCAAAGGGGAAGAGTTAAAATACAAACAGCAGGGTGTGGCTGTGCTGGATAACATTTTGCGGACGCAAGCTACTCTTAATGCTAGAGCAGGCGCCGGTAGCATTGACCCTTTCTCTGGTAGCGCTAACGCATTGCAGCAGTACGCCTTGGCGCAGGGCGCAAAAGAAAACTACACCACGATGGACAATGCCATTATTGCCGTCCGTTCCGGTGAACTGCAAGCGCAAGAGTATGAGTCCGCAGCACGCTCTGCCATGTCTCAAGCACGCATGGGCGCAATTATGTCATTGGCTCAAGGTGCGTTTAGCTATGGCATGCTTGGCGGGCCGGGCTTTGGTGGTGGGGCTGGCTCTCTAAATCCTGCTGCCATGAACTATGGATCGCCACAAATGTATGGCGTAAAGGCGGTTCTTCCATAATGGCTGAAAAACTCCCACGTTACCGACCTCTCGGTGTAAGCATTGCGTCCGTGCCTGCAATTGATTTTGCTGGTGCAAAGATGGAGGCGCGAGGTTACGCGCAGACGCAAGCGGCGCTTGATAAGATTTCGTCTTTTGTTTTTGAAAAGGCTGGCGAATACAAAGTTGAAGAAGCACAGAAGTTTCGATACGACAACCCTGTTACTGCGGAGCAGTTGCAAGCAGCCATATCTAGTGGCAGAGACATAGATGAAATTATCGGCGACAACTACACCATATTTGGCCGCGCTTCACGGGCTACGGTTGCGGTGCAACTCAGGACAGAACTAGAGGCACAAGCCAGATCGCAGATGTCTGCAATTAGCGCTGCTCTTGACAGCGGCATGGACCTTGATGTTGACCAGCTAAGATCACAATTTGAAGGAATGATATCTGGCCACTCTGACCTCTTGGCAGAAGTTGATCCGTCTGAAGCGTATAAGTATTCTGCGGTCGTCAATACGTTGGCTGCGCCAATATATAAGAATGCCTTAGTTCAAGAGTACAAGAAAAAGCAAGATATCGCAGAATTTAATGTGCGGTCTCAATTCATAGAGCTGCCTAATGCTCTTGCTGGTATTTTTACTGCTGATGCGGGGGGGACAGTTCCAGACGCCAACGGGAAAGATATCTTAGAGTCAGAAGGCATAGCAAAATCGTTTGTTGTTTCTCTAGCTAATAGCGCCTTTAATGCCAGCAATCCAGATTTGGCAAATGAAATTATGAAGGAAGGCGACAAACTTATCGACGACGCCAAGGAAAATGCCTTGGTCAGATACGGCATAGATAACCCAGACAAAGACATTGCTATGGGGGATTTTGGGGACAAAACTGCTCTTTGGAATTCGGTTGACGAGAAACAGAAAGAAAGCGTTAAAGAGCGCATTAGAAAAGAGCGGGAAAAACGGCAAACAAAAAAAGGTGAAGAAGAGACAGCAAGCCAGAAATCCAACGCAGCGATTTTCAATCGTCACCTAGATATTATTGCTGGAGTGTCGCCATTGGAACGCGGCGTAGATATAGAAACGACCATACGCAATGCGTATGCTTTTGGCCGCGACGCCGGCTTAACAACAACCCAAATAGGATCCCAGATTAAGTCGGCACAAAAGCTAAAGCAAAACCCAAGCACAGTGGCCGGATTAGAATTTGAAGAGAGGGTAAAGGACAACGATTTCCCCACCCCAGCAGCGCTGTATGCTGCCGCATCAGAAGCAGGCTTTACCAAAGATGACGTGGCGCGGTGGGGCTGGATTTCTAAACAGGGCGATGCTTTAGACGTAGCCATTAAAACGGACAATGAAGAAGCAGAAACTTTGTTGAAAATTCAATTTAATATTCCCTCTCTGCAAGAGGTACTGCAAAAGGCGCCAGTAAGGGCACAAGCGTATCTCTCTCATCTTTACGCAGTAAATGATAAGCACGCAGAGCTAGTGCAAGCATGGAAAGACGGAGGTAGTTCTGGCCCTCGCCCCAAGAAACGCGACGTTGCCTTAGAACAAACAAGAGTGATTGCAGCATCAGAGCCAGCCACGCAAATAACTAACCTCCTCCTTACCCTAAACACCAGATATTCATTAGTTAACGACGTGTGGACGCAAAACAATTATAAAGACATTATTGTAGACAGCCTTAATATGACAAAGACTCAGAAAAAAGACATCAGGGAAGCTGTTAGGCAGATATCAGATGCTGAACAAAGGCTAAGGGCAATAAGGAGTGCACAATAATGCCTGAGCCATTAGACAAGCTTCTTAACAAGGCGCTTGACCAAAAATTTCAGTTAGAATTGCCGCCAATAGATGAGTCGAGTGATGCTTCTATGGACGCGCCTGCGCCGCCAGAAGAACAGATCAGCGTGGATCAGCTTAAAGCAGACGAAAAGTTTCGTCAAAGTGCGGACCTTTTGCATATTCTATATGAGGGCGAGAAGTTTGATGGGTCAGAAGATGCCTTGGCAGAGTATGGCATGGATATTATGGCTGAGTTTAACATAAACTTTGCTGGCCCCGGCGGCGTGTTTGAGTCTAATCCTGGCATGATATCTCAGGCGGCACAGCTTGTTGCTTCTGGTTCAAAAGAGCACGCTCAAGCATTTTTGTATATGAATAAAAGATACGCGCAGTTACCAAATTTTACGCCATCTGTCATGGGAAGAACCTTTATGGCGATGTTGCGTGATCCAACCATGTTAACTGGTTTAGGCACGTTGGGAGCTGGCCTTGTTGCTAGAAAATTAGGCCAAGAGGGTGTGCAATATGGCATTAAGAAAGCGTTAACGGCCATGACAAGAATCCCTATGAATGCTCCTGTAAGGACTGGCGGCGCTATGGTTGGAACTATGACAGGCGGTGCCAATATAGCGCAGCAAGACATTGAGCGCGCGGCTGAAGTGCCTGCCAGAATGGAGCAGGGGTTGGGGGAGAGCCTTACAGAGACAGCCATTAATACTGCTATCGGAGACGTTGCCGGGATGGCGATGATTAAGGGTATAGAAAAAGCAGCCCCAGTTGTTGTGGAAGGCGCAAAGAATTTATACAAGGGGGTCATGGGAAAAGACGGCGCGGATGAGAAAGCGGTTATCAATGAAGCTGTTGAGATTTTAGCGCCTGAACAACAAACGCCCGCACAACAACCTCCTGCACAACAAGGGACCCCTATAGGGCCACGTGGCCCAGCAGTTAAATTGACCCCAGCAGAAAACAAATTTTTTGCTTCATTCATGGAGAACGAGGCAAACCGCGAAGAATTAATGGAAGCGGTTCCTAGCCTAAGAATAGACAATGGAACTATCTCTGTTGACCAAAAAGGTGTAGACGAATTGTTTCGGTGGATAGACGAAACGGTCGTGCTAGATGGCGCCGGCACAGTCCCTCCACGGCTAAAGAAAGCAAAATTTTACAATATGCTTGATGGGGGAAGCAATTAATGGCTCGTAATTATGAAAACATCGACAAAGCAATGGATGAAATGCTTACTCCTACGGCTGAAGTCCCAGCAAGTGAGCTAGGCATTGAAGAAGCGCCTGTTGAAGAAGGTGTAGAGGTCGCAGGACTTTTGGACCCTATTGCTAGGGGTGTTGCCAAGGCAGTCACAGGTCTTGGAAAGGCAATTCCTGCGCCAGAAGTGCTAAAAACTACCAAGGGCCAGCGCGCAGTGGATGTTAAGGTTCAAAAGAAAGAAACAGCTCTTGAGCCAACTCCAGAGTTAGACGCTCCAGAATCTGATGTCACGGCAACGCCTATGGTTTTCCCAGAACCTGAGCCAAAAGTTGTGCCACCCGCATTGATGGATGAAGCTGAAGCGGTAGCGTTTGCAGCGGAGCAAGAAGCAGCGATAGGCGCTCCACGTATGGCTCCAAGCCCAACGGCAAAGCAAAAGCGGCAAGGCGTAGAAATGGGACGCCTAAACAATGTGTATGACAACGAAGATTTAGCTGCCACACTTAAAGTGTTGGCCGATAAACACGTTAAAGATTTTACCCCAACAACTGTGGCGGAGTTGTCAGCTAAGGCTGCGGCGAGAGGTATCCCCGCCGCACACATGAAAAACATTTTCTCAGGTCAAGGCATTCAGGTTGGAAAAATTGGGAATCAAGAACTTGCCACCCGTTTTGCGGGGCTGCTTGATTTGCACGATGCCAGTTTAGAGCTTGTAACTGACTTTGCCAAACAGCAAAGAGATGGCTTGTTAAGCACAGAGGGTAAGGCTTCGTTTCGAGAGGCGTTGTCTCGTCACGTTGTCATCGTTCAAGAGTTCGCGACGGGCCGCACTGACGTGGCGCAAACAATGAACGTATTTAAGCGCACGCAGGCAATAAAAGAGGCGGGGAAAGAAAACGATCTTATTGCCATCCTTAATGATCTTGGCGGTGACGATGAATTAAGGGCTATGGCAGAAATTCTCGCAGACGCCAACACTACTGTCAAAGCCAAAAACAAAGCAATAGAAGCTGGCGTATATAAAAAACTCAAAGAGTCTGGCATATACATTTTGCAAGGTTCTGCTTTGAGCAATGTTACTGAGACGCCGCTCTACAATGCTGCTGCTGGCGCACTGTTAATTACTAAGGAAAGTTTTATTGATCTTCCCTTATTAACGGCATATTCGGGTGTACGCACAGGATTAAAAAAAATCATTCCATCAAGTCTTCGCAGAGACGCAACAGAGTATGTGCCAGAAGATCAGCCTGAATTGCGTGATTTGGCGGCTAGGTTTACTGCTTTGTACGAAGGCACGATTGACGGAATGATTCTGGCAACTAAGGCTTTAGGCCAAGACACAGGGTATAAGAATGAAATTAATCGAAATCCTTTGCGGTCTACTTATTGGGCAAACACGCCTGTTCGCTTGTTGGGGAAAGAAATAGGTAGGATACCTAAGTTTCTTCCAAATACTTTGCCCGGTGCAGCAATAGATACATTGGGTGATATCTATGGCGGCGTTATGAAGACGGTTGCTGCCACTGATGCCTTTGTCGGGGGGATTGCTCAACGCATAAAAATGACTGAATTATTAATGCTTGAAGCAGATGACGTTATAAAAGCAAAAATAGCTGCTGGCGAAACGCATGAGCAGGCAATGTTGGCGGCACAAGCTCACGTCAGCCACGGGCTGGAGTTTCGAACACCAGATAATGTTGTTGCGGCAGATGAATATAGAAAGTCTATAACGCTCCAATATGATTGGGACCGCACACTACAAAAAGGCACCTACGGTGGGGCTGTAAGAAGCGCATGGTCTATTACGGAAAGACTTCTTGATTTCCCGTTGTTTAAATTTAATTTTTTGTTTACTAGGACGCCGCTGCGTATTGTTGACATGGCTTTGTCAGAGACGCCTATGGCTCCAGTTATGAGCCATAAGTTTTATTCAGATATTAAAAAAGGCGGTAGACAAGGACAGCTTGCATTCGCGAAAATAGCTGGCGGCGCGAGTCTTGGTGGTCTAGCATATTACCTCTACAACCAAGGCGCTTTAGTCGGGCCAGGACCGGCTGATCCAAAGCAAGCTGCGGCGTGGAGAGCGCAGGGCAACCAGCCTTTTACTGTAAGGATCAAAGAAAGCAAACTTAAAGAAGAGCACGTTGCTAGGCTGAAAGCTGCCTTTGGAGAAGAGCATATCTTTTACAAAGCGGCTGATAAGTTTAGCGAAGAGGGGTCGTATATGATTAAGCTGGGCAGGCTTGAGCCTAACTTTGCAACCATGTTCTCTGCACTTAGTTACTTTGATTATCAAAGGTTTAAGAAAGATCATAGTGATCCGAATGAAGACAACTCCATACTAGATGGCCTAGTATTTGGATTTGCGAGCTTGTTTGAGGCGACGCCAGTGCTCGAAAAGTTTGGGCAACTGCTTCAGGCTACCCGACCTACATCAGACGGGGAAACGACGACTAAGGCATTAGAATTTATGGCCAAAACATACGGGCCGGCTGCTTATAACATAGCCACTTTTGGCTTTGGAAACCCAGCTATTGCAAGAATGTGGGAGCGAAAGCTCGACCCGTTAAGCAGCAATATTGACATGACGCGTGAGCAAGAGAAATATTTAGAAGACCAGTTCGGTCTTGACCCAAACAATGCCTTATGGAGAGAGACTGCGAAGCAAATTAATCAATCTCGAAATCTGTATTTAGGTGAGCAAAAGGGGCTAGTTTATAAGTACGACCAATACGGACAGACGGTAGGCGACACTAAGATTGAGGATTATATTACCATTCCTGCAAGGCAGCGCGGCACGTACAATGAGCTTGCAGCAATGTTCATGTTCTACCAGCACGGCATCTCTAGCCGCAACCTTTATAGCGTTAATGGCATTAAAATGTCATCGAATGAACAAGCTAGATATGTAGAGCTTTACACTAGAGAAATTAGCATAGCCAAAGAAAACGGCAGGCGTTTGTCTCTTAATGAAGCAGTCGCTGAAGTTATCGCTGATGAGACGGACAGAAGCAGAAAGCTGGGCCTGCCGTTAAATTCTAGCAGGATGCGGAGCAGAATGAGTCAAGAAGTTGCTAAGTACCAGAAGGTAGCGCGAGAGAGGATGTACGGGAAGACGAGTAAAACCATTGGAGATGTCAGTATATATAGTGCCGTGCCTCTTAATGCTAGGCAATATGGATTAATTGGGGATAGCGTAATTGAATTTCCTGATAAGGCGTTGCGGATAAATAGTGAATCACGATGACAATCATGGAACATTCCGGCGGAATAGTGTAGATTAAACCAAACGTAAGGCGATGAAAAATGGCAGACTATAACATCAATGCAGTGACGCGGCGCGTCGTATACAGCGGTTCGGCTGGCACTGGCCCGTATGCCTTCTCGTTTGAGGTGTTGGTATCCAGCGACATCGTGGTGTACTTTAACTCTACGTCACTGACGCTAACCACGGACTACACCGTAGCGATCAATGCGAACGGCACTGGCAGTGTGACCATCGTCACAGGCACCAACGTGCCAACGACGCCAGACGCAAACGATACTATCATCATTGTTGGCGCGCGTGACATTGAGCGCACCACGGACTTTGTGACGGCTGGTGATCTCCTGGCGGCATCGCTAAACGAACAGCTTGATGGCCTGACCATTTTTGACCAGCAGATTGCTGAAGAACAGAAGCGGTCGCTGATGGCCCCTGTGTATGATCCAGCACACGCAGACGACGGCGGCACGTTAGACATGACGCTGCCTGCCAAGGCGGATCGCCTAGGCAAGTACCTTGCGTTCAACGCCACCACTGGCAACCCAGAGGCTGGGCCAAGCACCACGGATGTAACAACCCTTGCGGCTGTGACATCAGACATTGCAACGCTTGCTGACATTGAGGACGGCACAGACGCCACTGACGCCATCCAAACTGTCGCTGGTATCTCTGCAAATGTCACAACAGTTGCTGGCATTTCTGCCAACGTAACAACGGTGGCAGGTAATACGTCTAACATCAACGCCGTAGCAGCAGACGCAACGGATATCGGCACTGTCGCTGGCATCTCATCTGACGTGACTACGGTGGCCGGGATCTCATCTGATGTAACAACGGTCGCTGCTGATGGCACTGACATTGGTACGGTGGCTGGCATCTCTGCAAACGTCACAACGGTTGCTGGCATCTCATCTGACGTGACTACGGTGGCTGGGATTAGCGGCGACGTATCGTCTGTTGCGGCACAAGTGATCGGTTACGACTTCTCAACGACCACGGCAATGGCAGACCCCGGCAGCGGCAACGTCCGGTTTAATAACGCCACTGTGGCCAGTGTTACGGCGATTGCCATCGACGATTTAGATAAGAACGGCGTCGATCAGTCTGCTTACATTGCTCTGTTTGACGATAGCACCAACACAGTGAAAGGCACGCTGGTCTTCCGTACTGGTGGCGGTGATGTTGCTACCTTTAACATTACCGGCCTGACAGATAACACAGGTTGGTTCCAGATTGCTGTGACGCACGTAGCATCTAGCGGTACGTTTGCAGATGGCGAAGATACTTTTATTGGCTTTACTCGTGCCGGTGACAAAGGTGCTGACGGTGCTGGGTCTGGTGATGTATCTGGCCCCGGTTCTGCAACCGATAATGCAGTTGTGCGATGGGACGGCACGTCCGGTCAGCTTGTGCAGAACAGCGGCGTCACGATCAACGACAGCGGTGATCTGACTGCAAATAACTTGAGTGGCACAAACACTGGCGACCAAACGATTACGCTTACAGGCGATGTTACTGGGTCGGGCACTGGTAGCTTTGCCGCGACTATTGCAGACGACGCCGTAACCCTAGCCAAGATGGCATCTGGAACGGCTGGCAACCTTATCACGTATGATGCTTCTGGCGACCCTGCTGCCGTTGCTACTGGCACTGTCGGTCAGGTGCTTACGTCTGGCGGCGCTGGTGTTGCTCCGACGTTTGCGGATGCTGGTGGTGGTAAAATTCTTCAAGTCGTTCAAGACGAAATAACGGCGGCGGTTACTATTTCAGGCGTTACTACATTTACTGATGTGACCGGATTAGCCGTGACAATTACACCATCATCAGCGTCAAGCACAGTTATTATTTCTGGTGTTCTGCGTATTGGATACCAAGGAGGCACTGGTCCGTCTGTTAGATTGATGAGAGATAGCACAGTCATCCATTTGGGCGACGCTAGTGGCAGTGAGCAACGTGGGTTGTGGTCAAGTTCTCAACTTACGACAGCAGTTGCTGAAGGAGAAATAACCTCAATCCCTATTTATTTTGTTGATAGCCCCGCTACCACATCAGCGGTCACATATAAGTTTCAACTTAGAAACGACAATGCTGGTCATACGTCTTATGTAAACCGCACTTATGCAACAGCACAGGCAACGCAACGCGCTCGGACTGCAAGTAACTTAGTTGCAATGGAGATTTCAGCATGATCGATTTAGCAATCAAGCGCCTCGTCCCTGATATCGCCTTCACAATGGTCGATCAGGACTACGATAGCATCGTGGTTTACTCAGGCCACACCTTGCCAACTCAGGCAGAGATAGATGCGATCATGCCAGCGGTTGTTGCTACTGAAACCGCAAGGTCTGAAATCGCCCGTCTCGAGTCCTTTATCTCAGAGCGCCGCAAACGCGAAGCCCTGCTTGGCAACGCAGAAGCCATTGCGTTTATTCAAGCCGTGGAAGACGACATTGCCATTGAGCGAGCAAAGCTATGACCCGGGTATCCTCTGGTAAGCCTGACTAATCATGGAATTAGGCGCCCGCGAACTCGTTCAATTTATTAGCCTCGTTGCAACACTCGCCGGGGCTTTTGCTGTTGTGAAATCGCAGCTTGCGCGGGTGATCGAAGACCTCAAAGCTATTCAAGAAGAAATGCACACGATGAATGACAGGCTTGACGCAATCGAAAGCGGGTCGGCTGTTTTCAAGCATCAAGTCAACGTTCTAGGCAACATACTATCACCAGCCAACCTCGACAAACAGTCACGCGAAATTGCAGAAGTTAAGAAAGAATTAACGTATCTCCGCGAGGCTTCTGAGCGGATGTACAAAATGCACAATGGAAAACATGGTCCGGTGTCATGAAAGAAAAGATCGCAGCCGATATTGCCGTCATCGTGCCAGCGGTCAGTGTCACATGGTTTGATATGTTCGACGGCGGACTAAAGCTGGCTGTGGGTATCATTACGTTGGCGGCTGTGCTAATAAGATTGCGGATAGTTTGGGCTGAATGGAAATCCAAACAAGAATGAAGTACGCGATTGCCATTATTCTTTTTGTGTTCGGCTTGCTGATGTGCAGCGCCGCAAACGCTATGTGCAAAAATGGTCCATTCGCAGATTATCAAGTGTGGCGGCAAGACACTTTAAACCGAAACCAAACCATCCGTCTTTTCGAGCGGGTGCTGGAAAACGAAGATGCGCAGGCTTTTGTCTCCGCCTACAATTACACGCCGCCAAAGTCTAATAAAGCAGCAGAGAAGATTGCTGTATGGTACACGCCGGGTTCACCGTGGATGCTGGTAGTTTGGATTGCCGCTAATTGCATTGACGGCACGGAGAAAATTCCAGTGCCTGTGATGAATTCACTGTTGCGCGGCGTACCGCACGTTCCGCTAAAGGAAACTTAGGAGAAAACTGGGCATGGGCAAAGCAGCTTGCAACGACGAAGAATTTATCAGTTTGTTTACACAGTTTGGTGCAGCACAGACCGCAAAAACATTAGGTGTTGCAGACCGTAACGTGCAGCAAAGACGGCGGCGCCTTGAAAAGAAATATGACCGTCCGATTTACGCTCCGACAAAAGTGCCGACAGATCATCATCCTGACCGGCAGACCATGACGGTTGAGAACGGCGTTGTGCTGGTAGGCAGTGACGCACACTACTGGCCGGACATCATCTCGACAGCGCACAGGGCTTTCGTAATGGCGTGCGGTATGCTCAAGCCAAAGATTGTTGTCATGAACGGCGACGCATTTGACGGGGCTAGTATTAGCCGACACGCGGCGATAGGCTGGGAAGATAACCCAACAGTGGAGGAGGAAATTAATGCGTGCACGGAAAGGCTTGGGGAAATACAGGCAGCGGCTAAGGGCGCATCTCTGGTCTGGACTCTGGGCAACCATGACGCTCGTTTTGAATCACGTCTTGCGACAATGGCACCTGAGTTTGCTGGTGTTGCAGGAATGCATCTTAAGGACAGCTTTCCAGATTGGATACCTTGCTGGTCACTTTGGATTAATGACGAGGTGGTTATCAAGCACCGCTGGAAAGGCGGCACCCATGCTACGCACAACAACGCAAGCCAGTCAGGTAAGACAATGGTCACGGGTCATCTGCATTCGCTTAAAGTAACGCCGTATTCAGATTACAATGGAACCCGCTATGGCGTCGACACTGGCACGATGGCGCACCCTTGGGGGCCACAGTTCAGAGGCTATATGGAAGACAACCCGCGCAACTGGCGGTCAGGCTTTGCTGCGCTGACATTTGTTGATGGTCGGCTGATGTGGCCGGAAGTTTTTCACGTCATCGACGAAGGCATGGTAGAGTTTCGCGGACAGATTTATGAGGTTTAGATATGCTCAGTTTACTCGGCTCCCTGCTAGGTTTCGGCACGTCCTTCCTACCAAAGGTGATGGATTATTTTCAGGACAAACAGGACAAGAAGCACGAGTTAGCTTTGATGGACAAGCAACTGGAACAGCAAATCCAGATCGGCAACCAGAAGCTAGACATGGTGCACGTTGAGGCTGACATTCGCGAGACGGAGGCGCTGCTTAAAAGTCAGTCGTCTTTAAACAGACAATCGTCGCAGTGGATCACCGACCTGGCTGCATCAGTGCGACCCTTCATCACATATCTTTTGTTCATTGAGTTCATGGTGCTGACATTTCTGCTGGCGTTCGGCTACATTGACAATGAAATGTATGCGCTGATTTGGTCAGACGAAATCATGGCAATGTGGGCGGCAGTCATTTCATTTTGGTTTGGATCACGCAGCTTTAATCGCAAGAGGCAGACGTGAGGACAGGACATGCTGGCATTGAGATCATCAAGAAATACGAAGGCTTCTCTGCCGACCCGTATCTTTGTCCTGCTGGTGTGCCTACCATTGGCTATGGTAGCACTCGCAACCTTTCTGGCAATAGGATTACTATGGACGACGAGCCTGTTAGCAGAGACATTGCTGAACAGCTTGTTCAGATGGAACTTCGTCATGTGGACGCGGCTATTTCCAAGCTGATTAAGGTTCCGTTAACGCAAAACCAATTCGATGCGCTTGCGTCCTTCACGTTCAACCTTGGCTCAGGTCGCTTGCAATCCTCGACACTACGCGCGAAGGTGAACAGGCTGGACTATGACGGTGCGGCTGATGAGTTTCCAAAGTGGCGAAGGGCTGCTGGGAAAATTTTGCCGGGCCTTGTGCGACGCAGGGCAGAGGAGCGCCAACTATGGCTGACAACGTAATAAAATTTCCCGGCGACCTTGATCCTAATGAGGTTCTTGAGCACAGCAAAAATCAGTTTTCAGAACTGCTTATTGTGGGCTGGGATACTGACGGCGCACTCGTAGTCAAGGGCACCGTCAGCGTTCCAGAAGCCGTGTTGCTGTTGGAGTTAGGCAAATCAACCTTCATCCAAGAAATTTTTGGTGAAGATTATTCTGTGCATTAATGATGCTTATGTAGATTTTAATGCACTCCGCCGTTTCAACGCACTCGTTTGTTTTCTCCACAGCCAGCAGTCCAACCTGCTCACCATCCGTCGAATCAAGTTCATTAAATTCATAACGTCTACTCCAAAATCGTGACAAGGCAAGCATTGCAGTTTGAGCCTCGCTTCGGTTCAACTCAAAATCCATTTCCAGACGGCAATCACCTTGCCGACCTCCCACAGCAGAGTGCCAATAATTACCGCTATCAAAAGCAATAAGACACCAATGTT